GGGTGTCCGATACGGTCCGATCAAAATTGCTTTAATCATTCCATAGTCGGGCTATTTACATAGGTATCCGGGGAATATAACACTAATTTAGCATATAGCTAGTTAAAGTCAACTCTTAACAAGTTACTTTAAGTGCAAAAAAAGCCCCCGAAGGGGCAAATCTCACAATGGATTAGCGTGTTTGCGCCATCATGCGCTCTACTTTTGCGCGATGTGCAGGGTCAGTTAGATATTTATTCTTGCCGTCTTGGTCTTTCTCGCGGAACGCTGCATCAACATCTGCTTGTGAATAACCTCTGGTCTGGGCTTCTGAAACAGCTGGTAATGGTGCGTTGCGTGTTTTATTGATCAATGTCTCAAACATCAGCATAGTCTTTGCATCTACCACTGCGTCAGCAAATGCTTCGAACTGATCTTCAGGCAAATTAGACTTAGCCCATGCAGACATTTGATTAATACGCTGCTGACCTTGCGGTATACTGGCTAATTCTTTCTCGATATACTCTTTGTTCTCTAGCGTGTCTCTGTGCATTTGTTCAGCAGTAGCACCAAAGTACGCCCCAACTATCTTATTCAGACCATCTTGCGACATATTCAATTCAGCTGCAACGGGTGCAATAGCTTGGAATATAGGGTCGTCGCTATTGAAGTCTAGCTCTACACCTTCTGGTAGAACTAAATCTTCTGGAAGTGCTGCTTCATACGAATCTGGTGCACCAGTAAAGCCACCGAACTTAGACTCAAGTTCACGATATGCTTTAGCTTGTTCTGATACATCGTTGTATTTAGCAGTGTTTAACCAGTCAGGTGCATCACCTGTACCCGGTAGTTCACTGTTCCAGTTCCATGTTGATTCTGGCGCTGCCTCTGTTGCCTCTTGTGCTGCCTCTGGTGCTGCTTCTGGGGTTTCTACAACTTCGGTTTCATCTGTCATTTTACTCACCGCTCTCCGCTAGGTTGATTTTCTGTACTATCATCGCTACAAACTCACGACGGGCTTCTGCCTTTGCTAACTCAGATAAAGTTGCATCTTCAGGTGTGAAACTGCTAAAACAATACTTCTCTACCCAGTTCTCAAATATCTTCTGCCCGTCAGGGTTCTTCACAAACACGTTATGGTACGCTTGAGCATCGGCTTGTCTGTCTTGCCTTAGCTTTGCGTGTACTTGCTGTTTATCCATCTATTACCTCTTGCTGCCCGCCTTGCTGCATCTGCATTTGCTGCATTTGCATAGCTTGTTGGGCTTTTTCTTCTATCTCCGCTTTTGTTCTGACTAATTCAGGGTCTAAACCGACCTTCTTAGCCACATAACTAGGTACATCCTCTACCTTAATACCAGCAGCAACTAACGAACCTTGCGGGTCGTACGACATCAATCGCTGCATTACTTCGTCCAAGTTCTGCACATCTTCTAAGTCCATCGCTAATGCTAATGGTGAAGTGTGTTTAATCTGGTAGTTACGACCGTCTATCTGAATGCGAGGAATAATCCCTTCATTACTCAATAGGTAGACAACACGCTCAAGTACCTTGTCGATGAACTCTGAAAACAAGCGTGAAAAGAAGCCGCCAGACTGTTGTAAGTCCATCTGCTTACGCATGGTAATCTCTGTGGCTGTCTTTGTTGGGTCGTCCATAGAACCAATAGGGTTTGCAAACAACACTGTGTTAATAGTGTTCTGTAACTCTCGTTTCTGTATCTGTGTAAACTGGAAGTTAAAGTTCACATCTAATGGTCGGATACTAGGGTTACGGTTGTCATTAGACTGTACTGGGATAATTACACCCGGTGCTATCTCTATGTTGTATGGGTTGAACTGCCCATCGGTAACACCTGTGAATACACCACTTGCAGCTATTGCACCGCTAGTCATTTCATATTCAGCAACTAAGTTCAATGTCTTAATGCTAGGTAGCACAGACATAATACGACCACGACCATAAGTTTCTCCCGGTGCAACACTTGAACGGAAGCTGATGAAAGGTGTGCTTTCTTCTTCACGATCTATTAGAAACTTCTTACGAACCTTATCAATAACTACATAGCGATACATTTCACCATCAAACAAACACGCTTCGATAAAGACCTGCTTCTTCTGTGGGCTTTTCTCTATCTGTCGTCTTAGTTCATCGCTTAATTTTGCATCAGGGAACATACGCTCAACATGACCGAGTTCTACGTCCCATTCTCGATAGTGGTTATCTATACTACCGTCAGGACCAGACTCAAGGTACATTTGCGGCATAGGTATACAGTTGAACTGCAACTTATCCTGCTTGGCATCGTACTCGACTGTAATGTTGCCAGTAGAAACACCAAGATCAAGAAGTGCTGGATACATTTGTGTGTCAAAGTTTGACCTGTGAATGTAATCGAAAACTATATCGGTAGTCAGTTGTAGTGCTTCGTTGATAGTCATATCTCGACCATCAAACTGAATTGTTTGCTCACCCACTTCATCAGGTACGCGAGAACCTAAACCGATTAGTGCCCACCGCTGGTAAGGTGGAATCATGTATGACTGCAAACGACTAGCAAATGTCTCTAGCGCAACTATTGCGGTGTCATCATAGATAGTGGTGTTCTTTTTCTCGCCCGGAGAATAGTCAAAGAATGTCTCACGCTGTGGTGCTGCATACTCGTAGCACTCCCTCATGTGTGAATACCAGTTTGAGTTCTTTAGCGACTTAACCTTATCGAATCGCTTTAATAGTGCTTGTACAGTCATATTTTACCCCAGTGTGCCAGCAGAACCTAAAAAGTCTTGTGTAGGTTGCGCCTGTAACATAAGTGATCTAGCGCCTCTGCTTCTTCGTCTAATGCGTGAGCCTAAAGCCATTTCTTCTTGTGCACGTTCACGCAATTCTTCGCGTTGTAGTGCCTGTAATTCTTTTGCTTGTATTCCTTGTTGTGTACCTGCTAATGATTTTTCTAATAACTGTCTTGGTGTACCGATTAATGACCTGCCAGTAACACCAGTACGCAACTGCTCCTCATATCGACTTAGTGCTGTGTCAGCTTTTTTCTGTTCACCGAATTTAACTAGACGATCATAGCCAATATCTTGCTTTGCTTCCGCTACCTTTCGCTGCCGCACAGCTTCTTGTCTAGCTAGTCTTGCTCGGCTTTGCGACCTTCTAAGCGGTGCCATTACTGCTTTCTCAGCCATACTACGCCCCCAGAGTTGTTTGCTGCTGTGGTACTTGTGCAACTAATGAACGCCCACGAGTTGCTGCCCTTCTCTGCCTTGCACGTTGTTCTTCTAGCTCACTACTCTTAGCCCGTAGTTCTTCTAGCTGCATAGCTTGTAGACGTAGTTCTTCTTTTGTAGGCTCGTATGGTTTTGGTTTGCTGCCCATTTTAGTAACCCCTTACCATTGACGGTTTCTTAGCAGTCTTAGCTGCTTGCTTGAATGCTTTAGCAGTCGGAGCACCTTCCGTACCGGGTTTTCGCATCTTCTCGCCGCTTCCTGCTGCAATTCTCTTTCTTTTCGCGTGTATATTCGCGTATAGACCTTTTGGCATTTCATGTACCTCTTTAGTTGTTTAGGCGTCATTACTCGCCACGCCTTAATACCTAATACAGACTTGACCTGCTCTACACAAGAGAAAAAGCCAAAGCCATACCGCTTTTGATTGTAGGGAACATCTACTGTAAACGGTATACATTCCCCTTCAATATCTTTCAACCATCCCAGTGGGACAACATCGATTTGTGTGTACGCTAGGTTCTGATTTATCTTAACCCAACTGTTCGATGTTCGCAGTATGACATACACATGACCAAACCATAACCAACCGTCAGTGTAGACTAAATATCCACTAAGCCGACGCTTTTGCGTCTGATTCAGTAGACTTTGCTGCCTTACTACGTTTCTGCCCACTTGCCACCCTCTGCGCTATGATTTCACGACCTTCGATGTTAGCTTGCCAGTTATACTCAGGCATCGCTTTTGCTAACGGTTCGACAATCAAGCGTCTTATTTGCATGGGTGACACGTTGTTGCGTATATCAAACACCACTTTATCTTTGGTGCATTCCTTAATAACTCTTGGCTGTGCTGTAGCATTTAGTAAGTCAAACGCAATAACAACCATAGCCAAGTGTTCATTAANATCTTTCAGTCTTACATTTTCACCTAATAACTTCATACTTATCTCCGCTTGAATGGGTCGAAACTCTTTGCCCTTACTGGGGCTGTAAATCTTGGCTTTCCATACACCGCTTCATTTCCACATCCTTGTCCTTGTAGCAGATACTCAGCAGCTTCGACGATATGCGAGTATATGCCCTTGTCTGGTTTGTCGGCATACTTCTCACCGCTAACCTGTACACGCTTGTAGCAGAATCCACCTGCCATACCTTTGCGTAACATCTTGCACTTAGGACTGATAACCAATGCTGGTTTACCGTCCATGCAATTCCTAAGACCCAACGAACTAATTGCTGCCCTGCGTATCAATGGGTCGTTACTTCTTGTAGGACCAGCGTTAATACCGTTAGCCCTTAATATATCGAACGGTGTTCTGTCCGTTGACTGGTTTCCATCCCCACCAGCCGGGTCGCCATATCCGAACTCGAATGTAAACTGGCTGTACTCTGTATCTATGTATCGCTTCAACTCTGGTGCAAAGTTCTCTGCACTCATGTTGGTACTTGTAAACTCGTCAATGAACGTCCATCTGCCCATTGTGTCTTTCTGTGCAAATGCACACGCTGGTGTCCTACCAAAGTCGAACCCTAAGTAAATAGGTCGCTTCACATCTGGCTTGATAACGTCGCTGCTAGTGTGTACGCCATCGTTGTACCACTCATGTACTGGTTTGCCTTCCTTCACAAAGCCGTAGTTATTGGCTAGGTTGACATTTATCCAGTCGTCGTCGTTACCTGCTATCTGGTTCTCGTAGTATCCTTCTGGCAGATTATGTGCGTTATCTGCATTTGGGTTCACCTTCCACGAACCTGATACACCATCTTTGTATACACCACCCGGTTGAGTTAGGAATATCCAACCTTCAGGCTTCTTGTTCTCTGCTAGGTCGTAATACCAGCTATCTTCATCGGGGCTGTTCGTATCACCTATAACCCCATGCCAATACGGTTCTACATCTGTACGCTTCGGGTATCGACCGCATCGACCAAACAACATCGATACAACTTCAAACGGTAGCTCTTTCGCTTCATTGAGCCACCCCCCTGTCAACTGTAGACCTCGCAGCTTCTTCACATCTTGCGGCTTATCTAACGCCAAGAATATGAACTCTGCCTTGACCTGC